TTTAAGATCATTTGTGTCATATAAATCATATAATTTATTCATTTTTTCATTATTATGTAAAAGTTTATAATTTTTAAAAATAGTATGGTTTGTTATTTTATAAGTAAATTTAGGGTCTATTAATGATGGAAAATAAGTAGAATATATATGTTGTTTTAATTTATGTTTTGATTTCTCTGTTAATTTTGATTTTTTTATTAATTTTGATTTCTCTGTTAATTTTGATTTCTTTTTTACTGTAATAAGTTTTTGTTTAGGAGGCATTTTTATTAAAGATAATTATTATTTATAATATATATATTATTAATATATATTATTTTAATTAACTAAAAATAAAAAAATGAAATGTAATTTATAAATTATTTATACAAAAAAATTTTTTCATATTTTGAGGTGAAATATCATATTTAAATGTAATAGGATTACCTAATGAACTTTCAATAAAGCCTGATGGTTTACAATAAGGAGAAGGACTACCATTTTCATCTGTAGGACAAGTATTTACATTTAATTTTACAAGAGCATTTTCACAGTCTCCACATTTAGCAGTTCTATTATGAAAACTCAAATAATCCTTTTTAAATCTAGGATTTACATCATTTAATGTCATAGTACAAGTAAAATAATTAAAATATTCTTTTACATTTGTTTTGTCTATTAAAGATACTATCAAACTCATAATTATACTAATTAGTATTAAAATGATTATAATATAAATAAAATTAAAGTAATTCATTATATTGATTTTTTATATTGATTTGTTATAATTTATATATATATTATTAAATCTATAAAATTAAAATAAAAATTAAATAATAAAAATGTTTTCTTTAAATTCAAATTTTTACAAATTAATTAATAAAAGTTTAAACATAAATTATATAATATAAAATATGTGATTTAAAGAAAAATAAAATTATTAATCATTTTAATTAGTTATAAAAATTGAAATTTAAATTTTTAAACTAATTTACTTAAAAACAGTTATTGTCATTTATTTTATACATTAAATTGAACTATAGAAGTTAATTTTAATATATAATAGTATGTCAAAAACTAAAATAAACAATGAAACTAAACAAAATGTAAAAGGATTTAAAAATAAATATACAATTGATGATATATTAGGAACCTATAATGAAGATGATAAAAAAAATACTACATTAAGTAGTAAAAATTATAATGACAAGGAAGAAAAAGTAAAAAAAGATGAAAATAATACAAACATTACAACTATTACACATATTACACCTATTAATACATTAAAAGATACATCAAAAGATACATCAAAAGATATATTAAATGAAACAACAAATGAAACAACAAATGAAACAACAAATGAAACAACAAATACGAATATTGACCATCTTTTAAATAATGAAACATTTAATTTTGAAAATAAACAACAAAAATCAATGTTCTTTGTTGATTATAAATCAATAGATATTCTATTAACTACGTTAAAATCTAAATGTAATTTTACAGTTCCAAAAGAAATTTTGGATCATCATATAATGACACATATACCAACTATTATTAAAGAATATACATCTAATCTTAAAAAAAGATGTAAAAAAGTGATTAATACAGAATATATATGCTTAGGACGCAAATTAGATAATAAACAATGTACTCGAAAAAAACACAATGGAACTGAATTTTGTAAAAGCCATTTAATTAAATTATCTAATGGAAGAATTGATGAACCTACACCAACAGTTGTTCATAATAAAAGAGGACGTAAAAGGAAGGTTGAATTTGACCCACGACAATATGATAATGCCTATATTACTCTTTGGGAGGACATTATTAATGGAGAAAAAGTATTATTAGATAGTAATAATAATATTTATACTTATGATTTAAAAGCACCTAAATTTATAGGTAAAAAAACGATAAATACTAAAATTGATTTATCAATTATTAATAAACAAAGAGAAGAACAAACTGAATTATAACTATGTCTTTAAATAAAAAACATAAAATTACTATTCCTAATGATTTTAATGAATTAAAAAATGATCTTGAATTATTATTAAATAAAAATGATAAAATTATTAATACATATTTAGAACATACTGTTTATACGTCTGCAATTTCTGATACAAATAAAGTAAAATTAAAAGAGATTTATGAAAAAAATCATAAACTTATTCTAGATACATTTACATAGTATTTAATTATTTATTTAATTATTTAAGTCATTTATTTATTTATTTATTTTTTATTTTTAATTTTTTATAGTTTTAGCATATAAATAAGTTTCTACCTATAATAATAGATATACAAATAATTATAGTTTAACATAAATATGATTGACGAAAACTTATTATTTATTATTTTATTAACTCTAGTGATAGTATTTATTGCTAATAAAAGCCCACGTTTTGTAATTACATTTATATTAATTGTAATTATTTATTTTTTTTATAAACGTCATTTTGTTAATCCTAAAGAATTTATGACATTTATAAAGAAACAAATTAATGAAGCCTTTCAACCTTGTAATAATAGTAATATGGGTTATTGTGATAATGAAAGTAGTTCTAGCAACACTACATTTTTACCTGATATAATGAGAAGTAGTGATTTATCTATGACGAGTAATATTAATAACTCATCCGTTGTTAAATTAAAAAAAGAAGATTTTTTAATAGATAAAAGATTAAAATTAGGTAAAGAAGAAATAACCATAGAAGAAATAATTAGAACTGTTCCATTATTAATAAATTATAAAACATATCTAGAAACACTCATACAATTTGTAATGAATATAAAAACAGATGACAGTATTCAAAAAGAATTTTTAGGTAAAAAAATACGTAATACAATGTCCAAAGTATTTTATAATGCTTATAATACTGTTAGTAATAAAAAATATCCTATTTATTCTTATAATAAACTCTTATACTCACAAAGAGAAGTAAATAATACATTAAATATATTTACATTTTTAGGATTAAATGACTATGAAAATAATAAACTATTAGAATTACAAAAAGAATTTAAAACAATGAACGATACATTAAATGAATACATAGTTGAAAAAGTAAATGATATTACACCAAATAATTATGATATTACAACTAGTTTTCTACCTCGTAAAGATGAACCTGAACCCGCTGGTATTAATTATTTAAATGATACTGATTATACTAATTATACAGATTTGTAATGGATTTGTAATGGATTTGTAATGGATTTGTAATGGATTTATAATAAAATTATATTACATTATAAATAAATAACTTTAATTATATCTAGAGAATACTAATTTTAAAAATTGATTTATAAATATAAATTAATTTAAATATAAAAATAATAATATAAATATTAAATAAGTATTATATAATAGTAAATAACTAATAATATAATATTAAATTGTATTTTTAATAATAAAAAATGATACCATATGTAAGATGTTGCACCTGCGGTAAAGTATTAAGTAATAAAAATGAATATTATAAAAAAGAATATATCCGTAAAAAACAAGCACTTAATAGTAAAGAAGACCCTTTAATTATTGATATTAGTAGCGATGAAGTAAAAAAAACAATAGCAGGTGAGATTATGGATGAATTGGGACTTATTCGTTTATGTTGTCGTAAATCCTTTTTTACAGCAATTGATATTGTTAATGAAATTTAAAAAGTTTAAAAATTAATAATAGTTAATACATTTTAATACATTTTAATTTATTTTTTTATTTTTAATCATTATGATGAAAATAGTAATCCAGACATACCATTTTGTATTCTTAAAATATTATAATTAATAGCATAAACATTAATAATACCACTAGGTATTGAAGCACTACAATCTAAATTTAATGTAATATTATCTAATTTACTAAAATTACACGTTCCACTAGGTTGTGTATCTTCAGGATTGAGTGCGAAGGAATACATATAAATATAGTCGTTTGTTCCTGATGAATGATGTTTATAAGGTTGATATAATCTAAAAAATGTTTCGGCTAATTTTTCAAATCTATCATTACCATTAAAACGTAAATTCATTTCATTAAATGGAGCAACAATAAGTTCATTTGACGTTCCATAATTTGTAACATTAGCATAATTATTATAATCATTATTAGATGTAGCAACACTTGTTCTATAAGTCCAGTATAATTCTTTAATATTATGATTAAAAAATAATCTTACATTCGCATTAATAAGGTTTTGTGCTAGTTGAAATCCGTTTAAACTTTGAAATTGTTCTATTAAATATTCGTGATTTTTTTCTTTCGCAAATTTTGTTCTTTCAAACACATCTAAATAAATAAAATTACATATTAAATTGGCTTTTGTAATTGATGGTGTGCTACTTGGAGTTTCACCATTAGAAAGTTTATACCAACATTTATCAAAAGGTTTAAATTGAAAGACTAATTTAATATCTGTATATTGCATTGATATAAGTGGTAATGCTTTTTCAATACTACGACAAAACCAAAATGGTATAGGTATTAATAATTTTAATGCTTCTGTTTGTGTATTATTATTAAAGGTACTATATTTACCAATCATATCATATAAAGGTTGCTTTTTACCTGATGGTGTTGTTATATCCATAAATATATCTAGTAAATCACCCGAAATTCTATCTATTGGCTCACCTCCAAATTGTAATTCTATCCAGTCTATAATAAAACACCCAATATTATTAGTCCAACTTACATATGTTTTTAATGCTGGTAATTCTAATTCTAACATAATATCACTAAGTAAATCGGCTTTTTTATCTATAATACATGTTACTCTTTTACCAAAATCTGGCGATTCAGTAAAAATTTGTTTAATTGGTTCAATCGCAAAATTAGTATGCCTTTTATAGACTGATTTAAAAAATGAAAATTGAGGATTTCCTATAATATATGTATCTTGATTTCCACGCGCAATAAGTTCAACTAAAGTTCCTGCCCCCATTTTTTATTATTATATAAATTATAGTTATATATTTAAATTATAGTTATAGATATATATTATTTATTGTTAAATATATATTTTATTTATATTTTTATTATAGTTTATATTTTTATTATAGTTTATATTTTTATATTTCTTTATTTATACATTTTCTTTCATTATTTTTCTTGTTTTATTTCCTTTCATTATAATAATTATAAATTCTTTATATAATATATAATCTATAATATATAAAATATAATATATAATGTGTTTTTCTGAAAAACAATCATTTATAAATGCTATTATATTAATTATAGGAAGTATTTATGTTTATCCTAAATATAAATTATCACTATTTTTAATATTTTTAGCAATAAAAGATTTAATACAAGGATTTTTATATCATTATCAAAATAATAAAAAAGTTGAAAATAGTTTAACTATTTTATCATGGGTTCATATATGTTTTCAACCATTATTTGTAAATATATTTTTATCTAATTTTACTAAAAATAAAGATAATTATTGGAATATTATATTTATTATTTGTTTTGTATATGGTATATATACATTAACAACACTTAAAGAATTTGATATACAAAATGATCCAGAATGTATTACAAAAAATAAAAAAAATGATTTTTGTGCAAAATCTACAACATCATATATAGGTAAATATCATATTGCGTATAAATTTAATAGAGATGATGATATATTATTTTTCCCTATAATTTATTTAATTCTTATGTTTATACCAATACTTTTTACTAATGCTAACCTTTTAGGTTCATTTTGGATATTATTTGTTGGTCTACTTTATATAATTTTTAATAATATTGGAGAAGGTGAAAAAGCAGCAATATGGTGTTTTTTATCTATATCATTTTTTCTACCAATTGCAATATTTAATAAACCAATATCTAAACTTTTAGTTTAATATATTTAATTATAATTAATTAAATCTTCCTTTTTGATATGTTTTTGATATATTAATATGTCTTGTATAGAAATATAATGGTCTTCTATACACATAGCATGTTCTTCTGGATTTAATAAATATAATTTACAGAATTCAGGTGTTAATTTTTGTGTAACTAATAGTTTTCGCAAAGATAATCTATCTATATTATATTCTAATGTTTCAATATCATATTTGTAATACATTAATTGATAATTTTCAATAAATTCTAATTTATTTTCCATTTTTATAATAATATAAATATTCTTTATTTAAAAAAATAGTATAAATAGTATTATATGATTATAAATAGTATTATATTTATATTATTATAAATAAAAAATTTAAATTTAAAATGAAACATAAAAATACATATTGGTTAGAGAAATATAGACCAAAGAAATTAACAGATTATTATATTTCTAAAACACAATTAAATGTTGTTAAAGAGTGGATTAAAGACTTAATTGAAAATAATGAGGATGCTAAACCATTTCTCATTTTACACGGAACACCAGGAATTGGTAAAACAACTCTAGCATATTTAATTTTAGAGTATTATAATTATGAAATAATAGAATGTAATGCAAGTGATACTAGAACTAAAAAAACAATACAGGAAACATTAGGTCAAATTAGTAAAGTATCTGTATGTATTGATGATAATGATAAATTTAAAAAAACAGCAATTGTAATGGATGAAATTGATGGATTAAATGGTTCTAGTGAATTCAATTCAATTCAAGAAATAATAGATATTATAACAAAAGATAAAGATAATAAAAAACAAATTAATTTATGTCCTGTTATTTGTACCTGTAATTCTATTAAACATAAAAAACTACAATTATTAATGAAATATAGTGTTGTATTAAATATTAATAAACCATCCACTAAAGATTGTTTGAAATTAATTAATAAAATTGCTACAGAAGAACAGTTTACAATTAATGATACATTAAAAGATGATATTATAAATAATGCTTTTGGTGATTATAGACAAATTATATTATTATTAAATGACTACTATTTATCGTTAAATAATAATAATCAAATAGATAATCATAAAATAATAGAGATTGATGATAAAAATGAAAATAATGATGATAAAAATGAAAATAATGATGATAAAAATGAAATTAATGATGATAAAAATGAAAATAGTGATGATAATAATGAAATTAATGATGATAAAAATAATAACTTAATTAAACATATTAATCATAGTTGTATTACACCTTTAGACAAAATAAATTATATATTAACAAATCCAACAACAATAGAAGTTATTAATAGTATATGTTCAGAAGATGCAGGTATTTATTTTATGAATTTATATATTAATACAATACCTATTATTTATGATTTACAAGTAAAAACACATAGTCATAAATCTAAAGAAGACTTAATTTGTTATTATAAAAAAATATATACAATTTGTGAATTATTAAAAAATGCCGATTTACTTAATAATAAAATTTTTATAGATAAACATTGGGAATTATTAGACTATTTTCAAACAATAGGAATTGTTCAACCTCTTCAACTATTACATAATATGAATATTAAAACTATATCTACAAATAAATATTTATTTTCAAATTTTACTTTACAACATCATTCACAATATAATTTTATGAGACAAGAACAATCTATTATAAGAAAAAAAATAAATACGGATTATACATTATCATTTGAATGTGATTTATTTAGTATTTATTATTATATAAAACGTTTTAAGTATAATAATAATAAACATATTGACAATGTAAATCTTATTAAAAAAAAAAGAAAAACTATAGATAATAGCGATAGTAAATATGTAATACATCGTTTTTATAGTAAAATAATTGAAAAAATAGATGAATTATTACAATAGTTTACAAACTATTAATATTAAAGTTATCTACTTCATCTGATAATTCTTCTATTACAAAATTTGTATTTTTAGTATTTAGGGATTGTTTTGTTGGTTTAGTAAAAACTTCTGTTAATTCATTTAAACTGTCAAATTCTTCTATATTTTCAAATTCATCTTCTTCATTTTCTTCTTCTTCTTGTCTTCTTATTTCTTCTTTCAATTCTTCAATATTTAAACCATTTAACTCTGGATAATATATATTTTTAACTTTATTATTATTTATTTCAAACGATAATTTATGAGTTTTAGATTTTTTTTTATTTTTATAAATAGTATTAGTGCTATTATTAGTGTTATTATTATTGCTACTAGTATTACTATTTTTATGAATAGAAGACACACAATGTGTTCTTTTTTTATTTTTAAAAAAATTAGGATTTTTTTCACGAATTGTATTTATTTGTAATCTCATTTTATCTGATAATTTTTTACTAATATAGGTTGTCTTATTATTATTACATTTTTCTATAATATCTATTTTAGTTAAGCCACCTATTGTTTTTTGTGCTTGAGATTTATAAACTTCTTCTCTTGTTCCTATTATTTTAATAGTATCCATTTAATTTTATATAAAAATTTAACTAAATTAAATATAAATGTTAAGTTTTACAAATATAAATGTTAATTCTTATAAATATAAAGTTTAATTCTTACAAATATAAAATAAATAACAAAATATAAAAAAACGAATTAAAAAAACATATGTTTAACAATAATTTAATCTTCTAATAATGCTTCAGCAGTGCTTAAATTATCTTGAATTTTTTCTTTTTTAGATTTTGCTTTTTCATTTATAATTTTAACATTATATATTTCTTTTATAACTGATTTTTTACTAATAGCCTCCATAATTTTAGAAAATATATCTTCGTCATTTTTAAGTTCATTATAAATAGCCTCTGTCACAGATACTTTATTAAAACCAACAGATTTAGTAGATACAGTAGATACTAATTTTTTACCTTGATAGGAACCATTTAAATTAACATTATTAATTTTATTGTCTTGTAAATAGGAACTTAATGATAGTCCTAGTTCTTTCTTTTTTTGATTACGTTGTTTAAGAGCAGTTAATAATACTTTAATTTCTTCTTCTATTTCTAGATATTGATGTAATGCTGTATTAAATCCATCAACATCTGCTGGGGTATTTGAGTCTTCATTTTTTTCATTTTTAGTTCCAGTAATATTAAGTTTTTGCAAACTAGTTTCAATTAAATGATCTATATGTTGTTCAACATTTAAAGTATTCTCTACTGACATTTTTTAAATAATTATTTATAATTATATATGTTTTATATTATAAATTTATACGATTTATAATTTTTAAAGAATTATAGTTAAAGATTTATAAAAATTAAAATTGATTTTAATTTAATATTATTTTAATATTATAACTAAATGAATAGTATAAATTAATTTTTATATTATAAAATATGAATAATAAATATGTTAAGACAACAAAACATAATTTAAAAGACGACCTTTTAATTAAATTAAGAAATGACTATATTTATTTATTATCAAAAGATTTTTTAGATAATAAAATAATACCATATGAATATATAGATAAAAACTTGTATCTAGATTACTTTAATAAAAATAAAGAAAAAATTAGTTCTAAAGATGAATTTATTATTACTGATGAAATGAGATTTAACTTTATTAATCAACTCTTAATTAAAGAAGTAAAAAAAGGAACGGCAAAATTAATTGTAAATTTATAAAGTTATAAAAGTATAAACATATAAAATATTGATTTTAAACAAATATAAAAATAAAATACTATACTATTATATAAATTAAACTATTAATTTTTTTTATATACTTTAATACTATACTATTATATAAATTAAACTATTGATTTTTTTATATAATTTAATAATATAATAATATTATTAATATAAAAATGAATAGTGAAGATAAAAAAAGGTTTGAACGTTATAGAAAAGGTTATATTGAACCTAATGACGAATTTAATAATACAAATACTAATACATTAGGAAATATTAATACTATAACTATTAATAAAGATAATTTAATTACATCAATTATTGATAAAACTAAAACTTTAACTGAAAAAAAATAGTAAACAAATCTAATACACATAATTTGCGCTCTAATACACATAATTTTCGAGTATATTTTTCTTTTTATTTTTCTTTTTAAACGTAAAAAAACTTTTTTTTACTTTATGTGTATATACTTCATCTTTCATATTTATTTTATATTTACCTTTTTTTAAAGAAATTAATAAATCTATAGTTATAGGAACTGTATCTAGAGATAATTTTAATGGTTCTATTTTATCAGGATCTATTTCCATTATAAATTGTAATCTATCTGTAATAAAACTATTAATTGATTGTATTATTATAATTTTTTTTTCTAATCCAGATAAATAAATATATTTATCTACTAATATCATTAAAATATGTGTAAGTGTTGCTACATTTGCTAACATTTTTGCAATACAATAATGTTTTTTAACTACAATTGTTGTCAATTTATCAATTAATGAATGAATAATTTGACCCGATTTTGCTAAAATAATATCATCATCGAAAACAGTCATTTGTTTAACAGTATTACTATCTATTTTTTTTGTGCAATTAATTATTAAATCAATAAGATTACTCATTGTATTTATAAATAAATGTTTATCAAATTCAGATAATTCTAAATCTAATGAAATTATACGATTTAATGATTTAGATACAATATTTTTTTTATTTTTACTATTTTTTAACTCTTTATAATTTTCAATAATTTCAATGGCTTTACATATTATAACAATATAATTTGTTCTATTTATAGTCATATATCTTACATAATCTTGTAATTTATTATAGACATAATCAATTTCTTCTATACCATCAACCTGTTTTTGACTTTTTGTTGCTCTAATATGCTTAATTGGCTTATTATAATTAGTCGTTGGAGATTTTACATTTTGAGTATAACTATATTCTGATTCTGAAATGTTAGAGTTTTCAGAAGGTAATACTAATGAATTACTAAATCTATCTATTGTTTTTATCTCATTTAAACTCATATTTTGAAATCTAACCATATTGTTATTTTCATTACCATTAATATCATTATCATTATCACTATTATTATCACTATTATTATCACTATTATTATCACTATCACTATTATTATGTTCATACTTATTAATATTATTTAAATTATGAATATAGGTTTTAAATTCAATATCATTTATTGTATTTTCTAATGTTTTGTTTATTTTAGGTAATTTGTTAATACTATTTTCAACAGTTTCTATTTTGTGTTGTGCTTGTTCATGTGCTTCTTGAATACTATTTTCAACAATTTCTATTTTGTGTTGTGCTTGTTCCTGTGCTTCTTGAATACTATTTTCAACAGTTTCTATTTTTTGTTGTGCTTGTTCCTGTACTTCTTGAATACTATTTTCAACAGTTTCTATTTTGTGTTGTGCTTGTTCCTGTGATTCTTGAATAGTATTTTCTACAGAACTATTAAAAATATTATTCAATAATTCAAATTCATTATTATCAATATTCATTTTAATAATACTAAATTATATAAATATTATAATTATATATTGAAAAAATAAAAAATAAAATAAATTTAATAATTTAATAATTTAATAATTTAATAATTTAATAATTTAATAATTTAATAATTTAATAATTTAATAATTTAATAATTTAATAATTTAATAATTTAAGAATAATATAATTTTAATTTATTGAATAAATGACGTATCTACATTTTCATCTTTAGTATTATCAAACAGTCGCCAATACAATTTAGAACCAGGTTGTTCAACTAAATATTGTTCAATAAAACTCTTTGTAATAGGAACACTATTAGATTTATACAATGTATGAAGATCTCCACACATTGGTTTTAATGAAAAAGGAATATTTTTCTTTTCAAACGTTTTTTTAACAAAAGAATAATGATATACTTTAAATAATTTTATTGCGTAATTATTAACTAAACTGTAAAACCACATAAATATTTGTTTATAACTTGTTAATGTAAATTGAAAAGGTAAAGGATTTGTAATCGTAGCACTACTTGTATTTTCGGTATCAAACTCTTTTAAAAATTTTTGAACATTTTTTTGTTTAATTAATCTAATATAAAGGTAAAATAAATTTTTAATATTACATTGTTCTAGAGTAATAGGTTTATTACCTTTTAATTCACATAAATCTTTATATTTTTTATTTGCAATTTTAGTTCTTTCACCATTTTTACCATAAATAATATAACCGTGAAAGAATTTAGATTTATTATCAACAATATATTCTAATTGCTCTAAACTAAATGTATTCACATCAATTTCTTTATCTTTCTTCACATCACTAGATTTATCCTCTTTATCATCAGTTGATTTTTCACTAGTTGATTTTTCACTAGTTGATTTTTCACTAGTTGATTTTTCAAAATATTTAATAAGTTTAGGTAATTGTAAATTAATTTTAATATTATTGTCATATAAGTGTTGCTTAAAATCCTTAACTTTAATTTGTGTCACCATAGTATGACCTAATATTTCAAAATGTTTTTTAATATCATTTTCATTTTCAAGCGAATATGTAATAGTTGTAATTTTTTCAAATTCTTGAATGGATTGTTCTTCATTCTTAAATTTAAAAACACCACATAAAATATTACTATTACGTTTAATAGTTGAAATAATATTATTATCAGGATGTTCAATATTAAATACAAGAACCGTATCTTTTACATATTCTTCTGGTATTTTAGTTAAATCTATTTTATTTACCATATTGTTTTCTAAAAACATTTGTAAAAATGATTTATAACTATTAAAATGTCCTGTGCCTAAAATTTTACGTGTAGAATAAATAAATTGATTGACAAATTTAATTTCTACTGGTTTTTCAATATCTAAAGAGTTTTCTAATAAAGCAGTTTCTTCAGTTTCAATTTCAGTTTCAGTTTCAGTTTCAGTTTCAGTTTCAGTTTCAGTTTCAGTTTCAGTTTTAGTTTTAGGTTTAGGTTCATCATTATCATCTTCATCTTCATCTTCATCTTCACTATCATCACATTCTACAAATGTAAAATTATATTTACTTAAACTTGGATTATAAGTCATCATTGTGCCTTCTGAAAAATAATACATATCATATTTATTATTTTTA